GCAACAGGTTGCTGCATTTGTGGCGTAAACAATCCAGCGCTACGGCTAAACGCTCCTAATTGTGGAGCAACATTATTTAAAGCATCGCTTAATTGCTGATAACGACGTGCTGTCAAAGTTGGAGATATTTGCTGTAATTTGTTAGCTTTAGATATAAAATTTGCTGCTAATTCTGGATTTTGTAACGCTTTAGTTAATGCTTCTGCTGCTAATTTAGTCCCACGTTCAGTAGTTGGCAATCCAAGTGCTAACGCCGTTGCAGAAAGAGCACCTGATATTTTACCGCCTAGCGCTCCAGTTATTCCAGAGCGAGCTATGTTGCTTAATGCTGATACAGTAGCATCTTCTGCTGTGGAGGCTGCTAAAGTTCGCTCAGAACCGCCCAATGCTCTGATTAAACTTTTTGCTTGAATATCAATGTTGTTTGGCGACAAAGCTGAAACATCTGCTGCTCTAGTTGTTTTTTGCGTACGAGTTAAAATTTCTTCCCAACCTTGAACCAAAGGCCATATAGGACTGTCGGCGTAAACAGCTCGCTTATCTCGAATCCATTTTAATTTTTCATCAACCGTTTGTTTATTGGCAAAATCAGCCATTTCAGTAGCTAATTTATTAGGCTCTAAACCACCTAAAACTTTAGCGTATTCATCAGAAACAGCAGACTTTTTACTTACATCGGCAATAATATCTTCAGGATTTTGTTTGCGTAATAATTTGTTTAATGGTGCTCTTTGGCCGGTTTCGTCATAAAACCATCGTTGTTTATATTCTCGCCATGCTGTTCTAGCTGCTGATAAACCTTCAGTACCTTTTATCGAATCTATTTTATTTCCAAGTAAATCAACTATACGATTAGCAAACAGTTCATCTCTACTCCCTTCTGGGGCAGCACGAGATAACTCTAATGCTTTAGAACGCAAATCTTGTAACATTCCTACAGATGTTTCTGTAATTTTTTTAGTTTCTTTTGCAGCAGCTCGCCCAAATCCAACAGGAGCTTTTTCAGCAGCTTCTTTACCTTCTAACTGTTTAATTTTATTAAACAACTCTCCAAGTTCTCCATCTGGAGTAAATACTTTAGTTGTTTGATATACTTCTTCGTTAATGTTTTTAACTTGTTTTGCTATGCCCTCAACGGGAGCAATTATGCTTCGTACTTCATCAGTAAATTGTTTTGAGGCAGCTTGTCTTTGTCTTTCTTGCGCTCCTTCAAGTAGTGATTTAGCTGCTTCTCCTGCACGTTTAGGATTAGGGTCGCCTAAATCAGTTAATTGTAAAGCTGATTGATTTATATCTTCTAGCTTTTGTTTTGCATTAGCAGCAAATTCAATGTTTGCATTACCCGCTGGTTGAGTTTTTAACAACCGTTCTGTTTGAGCTAATGTTTCAGAACCGGTCATTTCAGCGGTAGTTAACGTATCCGCTGGCAAAGTATTTGTTAATGCTTTTTTAGCTTCTGCTGCTTTAGTTAATTCGTCTAATGTTGCAATACGTCCTAATTCTTGCCCTACTAAAAACTCTGCTTTTTGTGCTGTTTGTGGGCCGAAATAATCAGCGATTAAATTAGTTGCTTTGCGAGCATAAGGAGAAGCAACTTTACCCAATGGCCCTAACAATTTTGCGCCACCTTCTATGGCAGCTCCTAAAACCGCTTCTTTAGTAGCTTGTTCTAAACGACCTTCACTTGGAGTTGTCCCACTAAAATAATCAATAGCTTTTTGAACGGGTACATCGGCATACGATCCCAGTGCGGAACCTAATAAGCCACCTAAAGGACCAAAAGTCATTCCAGCAACGCCACCATATACACTACCACCAATGCTTGCAGCTTCTTCTGGAATATATCGCAGTGAATCTAATGACCAACTTTTGCCTATATCTGAAAGAGATTTCCTCCCAAACATAGTACTTACCATGGGTTCAAGAGTTGCTGTTGCCATTGGCGTTGGTGTAGCAGTAGGAGTTAATTTAATAACTTCCGTAGAACTAGGAGTACTTACCGCTTCTGCTAATTCATCCCAAACGTCTGCCACTATTGCCCCCTAGCCTGTAACAAAGCTGCTGCTGCTGTTTTCTCAGCCTGTGTCATTTTAGTTTTCCACTCAGCGCCATATTTGTTTTTTAAAGAATTAACAAACATTTGTGCTGCTTCTGCTGTGCCAGAAGTTTGTGATTGTTGTGATGGCAAAGCAAACGTGACGGTACTATTGTTTTGTAAGCTATCTTCTACTGATTTAACAAAAGCACTTGTCGATTGTGCTCCACCTTTCATATTAGAAATAGCAGATTTTTTCTCATCATAAGCAAAGCGTTTTAATAACGCTGCTTTTGTTTCTGGGCCTGATGTAAAATCACCATTTAACATTTGATCAATAGCTGCTCGCTCGCCTTCATTAGATGCAGTTCCAGTTAAGGCTAATCGTTCTTCCATTGTTAGTTTTGCAATCCTAGAACGTAGCAACGCCTCGTCTGTTGCTGAAAACTTTGTTCCTATACGATAAGTTACATAGTTGTTATATTTTTCTATGTCAGAAGCTATTTCTAAAGCTGTATCTGCTACCGTCACTCGCTTTGCGCTTTGTGTACGAAGCGCAGCAGGAACAGTTGGCATTTCCATATCTAACTGCTTTTTAAATGCAGATTCTTTTTCTCTTTCTTCACGAGCTTTTTCAATTTTCCTTATGTCTGATTCTTCTTTAATCTTAACAAGGTTTTGTTGCATGTCCTCAGTTAGCGCCGCTTTTACTTGCAACCTTGCTATTTCTGGATCTATGTTTTTGTTTATTAAATCCATTTCAAGAGTAGCCAACTCTTGAGCTTTTTGTTTAGCCGCTTCAACGCCAAGTTCAGCTTTGTATTTAAGAATAGCTGCCTCATATTCTTGATCCGTTTTTTTGGTTTTATCTTTCCAGGCTTGAGTCGCTTCTCTTTCGCCTCGTTCGAATCCTTGTTGCATAGTTCTTAGTTCTTTGGTTTGCTCAAAGCCTAAACCTTTTAATTGCAAGCGATTTTGTTGACCTATATCAAGAAGTTCTTTTTTCTGTTCTTGTTCAAATCTTTGTTTTTCAAGCCATTCATCCATTGGAGTTCGTCTTGCTGCGGCTTCTTCTCGTATTTTATTTAATTCAAACTCACGCTGTGCAGCACCTTCTGGACTTGCGTAAAATTCTTGGAGAGCTTTCATTTTGCCGGTTTCTAATCCAGCAGCACGCTTGATTGCATTTTGTGTATCTAAATTTTGTGCATTTAATGCTGTAGCTAACGTAGAAAGTTTTGTTTGATATAATGGATCGGAAACATTTTTAATAAACTCAGTGCGAGCTTGAGGAGTTGATAGCTCCTGCATTGTATTACCAAGCGTATTTATTTCTAATGTTTGTTGCGCTGCTTCTTTTCTAGCTTGATAGCCAAGCAAACCTTGCAACAATGCTCCACCCAAAGCGATTCCAATGTTTGTTCCTCTGTCGCCATAAACAGGATCAATTAACAAAGGCAACGATTTACCTAATGCACCAGCCCCAACGCCCCAATACGTTTCGGCTGGCGTTACGTTGAATCCACCTAGTGCTGCTTGTAAAGCCTCATCTGCCATATATTTTACCCTGCAATTGCACTACCAACGCCTTGCCCAAGACCAGCAGCAAACCCTTGAGCTGCTGCACCCCAAGGATCAACTCCAGGCTGCCCCTGTCCTTGAGCGTAACGATTTAAAAACTCTTGCTCCATATAGCGGTCAAAAGCACTTGGCTGAGGAGCACCGCCACCACCACCGCCACCAGCACGAGGCTGATTACGCAACTCCCAACGACGCTGACGGTTTTCCATCTCTTTGAGTTTACGCTGATATTCGTACTCTCGCTGACCAAGAAACGGCTCTTTAAACTGCTGCCAGATTGCACCAGGCATAAGAGCAGTATCCTTAGCTTGCTCAAATCCTTGCTGCTGAACCTCATAGGCTTGTGCTTCTGCGGATGACATAGCCTCTTGTCGTGCCAAATCCTGCCGCACATTTAACTGCTTACGAAGTGCTTCAGCGGCTGGAGATGCTGGATCTAATCCACGCTCAAGAATAGTTCTTTCGTTTTCCTCTTGCTGACGAGCAAACTCTTCGGCGTTGCGTCGCTGAAAAGTTCCCATAATGTTCTGCCTAGTTCGTTCCATTTCAGAACCAAACTGATTGCCATACTGACTTTGATAAGTAGCTGGGTCAAATTGACTAGCTTGCTGAGAAAACTGTTGAAACATGTTTTGACTAGCTTGCTCTGGACTTATTTGCGCTGGCCCTGCCGCTCCTGCTGCTGGGGCTGCGCCGCCTCCGGCATTTCTTATTTTAGCTGATAGGCTTCTAACCTGCGGATCGTTAGGACGAACACGCTTGAGGTAATCAAGACGTCGTTGCATACGTCCAACATCAGGCGCTAATGTAACTCCAGTGCTTTTTGTAGGGGTTGTTGCTAAAGCTGTTTGTGCCATAATTATACCTGCCCACCTAAATCAAATCTTACTTCAAACGCCAAAAACTTTAACGTAGCATTTTTGATAGAGCCGCTGCATCTTATTGCTCCACAGTGTCCCTGACCTTTCGTTGCAAATCTATCAAAAACGTAACTTGTAGGGCTAGACCACGCAGAACCCCATGGCACATAGCCAGAAGATGAGGGACCACCTGTTGTGCTCCATGGGGTAAATGCCCCAGGCGCAGTACTAATTGCGGGTAATGTAGATTGACGCTGAAAGTCAGTATCAATGCCAAGTCGTAAGCTAATGCCCTTTTTAGTTTCTAACAGTGGCCGAATATCTTTAAAGGTTTTGTAATTGCCACGACTATCAAAATAGTTAAAAGCAGTACGAATATCGTAGTTAATTGATTCTCCATTGGTGCCATCAAAAGCATCGCACAAACCAGTTTCGCCTTTATAAACCATGCCACTATCTGCCCCGTAAAAAGGCAAATCTAAGTACAAACAGCTACTTAAAGCATGACTATCACTATACAACTTAAAAGTTGTCCAAGATTTTAAATCCAGTGAGTACACGAGGAAGTAACAAGCCCCGCCCGTTGACGGAATAGAAATGTAAACTCGTCTACCTTGTGGCCAAAAAAACCCTGACCATTGATGATCAAACGGAAAACTATTTGCAGCGGCAGATATTAGTGGGTTTACTTTGCGACTTAAACTTTGCAAGGCCGATTCTGGATCGCTTTGAAATAGTGCAGATACAGGAACAATACCCTGTCGAGTAATAATCCAAACATCATTGTTTACTCGTACAAACGCTCTATAGCCAAGAGGTTTGCCAATATAAAACTTGGCAACCAATCCCCATGTTGTAGGGTCGCCAGCGTATGTACCAGAATAAAAAACTATTTCGCCTTCTGATGAGCAAGCATAAAAATAATCTTGAGCCGCTACATTATTGCTATTGCTGTAACTGCCAATGCCTACAAGGTAGCCACCACGACTAAATACATATCCAAAATCAAAGCTGGTTAAAGCAGGTGTGCCTCCAGTCCCAGTTACTTGCAATCCTCCATACCAAACTTTAGTAGTATTGGCTTCTACAAAATACAGGCGTTCTTTATAAACACAAACGTTAATAAGATCGTCAATACCAACGCCCGTAAAAGTTACATCAGCAATAGTTGTGCCATTGTAAACCTGAGTATTGTCTACTCCGTTGCAAAGATATATGCGCCCTGCAAACGTAACTGTTTGCCACTCCCCACTTGTCGGCGTTGTTGTTCCCGTTAATGATGTAACAACGCCAGCAGAATTAATAGAATCTAATGTAGTATCTGTAGCTGCAATTAGCTCTGATGTCCCATTTGTTCGATTGTAAGCAGCTAAAAAAGTAACTGAATCAGACAATGCTGGATCAATAAAATTAACGTATCCCAATCTGACTGCCGGAGCGCTGGCGCTAGGAAACACGTTTACCAACTCCAGCGCTGAGGCTGGATCCATCTGGTCAATGGGACTAACTACATCTAGTCCATTGTAAGGTGGTGGTAACGTGTAACCTTGTAACGCCATGTTTTACCATCCCATTTTACGGCCAATTCTTCGACCAACATTTCTACTTACATTTTCAGGTCGTTTAATGGGATTACCTGAAGTTAAATTGTTTTCACGCCATGTATCATACATTTCTCGACCTTCTTGATATTCTTGTCGCATTTGCCCAACGGGAGTATTTGGATTTGTCATTGGACCACGCTGCATTTCTACTGGAGCACCTTGTGCAGCATTGTATGGTATAGGGCGCTGTTTCTGAAACTGACGCATAGCTTGCTCTCGTGTTCCGTACACTCCAGGGCTCAAACGAAACCTACCGCCTTGATTAGCTGATGGTTGATATTGCTGTTCAAAATTTTGTGGTGGCAAATTATTGTTTCCAGTTTCATGGTAAATAGGTTTTATGTATAATTTATTTGCCCCTTCTCTAAACCTATTTACCATTTCAGGAGTTGGTCCTGGTTGATCACGCATTGGCACATTTGTCCATTGAACAGGATTGGTACCTCCTGTCCGGCCTAGTCCATCTTGTATTTGTCCTGGAGCCACTCCAAATGTTTCGCCTATTCGGTCCCAATTCGGTGCTTGTCCAGGAGGGTAACGATACATTAAATCTGGCATTTGCTGGTTTGCGCCAGCATCACGACCATCGCCGCCACGTCGACCCATAGGACGACCTTGCTGGCTTACAAGACGACCAGACTGATTGCGATAAACGCCAGGAGATACACGAGTCAATTGCTGTCGTGGCTCTCTTCTTAATGCTCCTTTAAGCTGTTCACCTTTTGTCATATCATTTCCTCATGTTTCTTTCTAAAGATTTACGCATTTCGCTTTCACGTCCCACCCTGCCCGATGAGTCCATATACATACCTGGGGATACTCGTGCTACTTGTCCTTTTTTAGGACGGGTTACTTGTGGAGTTTGAGCGCCAGATCCTTGTTGAGCATTTCCAGAAGCTCCAAAATTTGTTTGCGCCATTTCTTCGTATATTCGACGAGCTTTTTCTTTATCACGAATAACAACTTCGCCCTTTTTAGAAGAATACATATCTTCATCAATTAAGCGTTGCGTTACTGCTTTTTGCTGGTCAAAATTTAAATTTGCCCAGTTTGGTACACCAGCTTTTTCAGCATAGTCAGGTTTAAAAGCATCAAGATTGCCGTATACACCTGTAAGGTTGTCTGCTTGCAATCCAGCTTTTTTGTATTCATCGAAAGTTTTGTACTGACCAGCAAATTGTTTATTTTTATCTTGCGGTCCTTCTTTTTTTTGCAATCGCATCCCTGCGACATAATTTTGCCAAGTAGGATCATCAGATTGTTGCATAAGCTGACCAGTGTGCATTTCTTGAACACCTTTAGTCGACTGATGAAACACTCTGCTTCTAATAGCTTTTCCAAGACCAAAATCAATTTTGTCGGTTAATCTATCGTTTGCCTTGTTAAATTTCATTAGAGCTTCAGTGGCTTTGCCACCACTTACAGCATCTAATCCTGCTAATGCAGCGTAAGCTACCCAACCATAACCAGGAATCCACAGCAGTGCTGCTTTTTGTGCTTCTGCTTGAGATTTTGCTGCTCTGTCCTCACTAGAGCCTTTTTCGTTCATCATTTGCTGCCCAATTTGAGCAGCTGCTACTGCTGTACCAACGCCAGGAGCATACGATGCCAATGATCCTGATGTACCACCAGCAGCTAAACTTTGAGCGCCAGCAGCAGCACCATAGGCTCCTCCAGCTATATTTGCGGCACCTCCAAGTTTTTCTCCACTTTGGTATTGTCTATATCCGTTGTATGCTTGAGCTACTCCTCCTGCCACTTGCAATCCAGCAAGAGCTTGTCCACTAATAGACCCACCAGAACTGCCATCTGGATTTACAATTTTACCGTTTTGGCCAACCATAGATCCATCTGACATCATCGTGCCTGGCGAGCCATCTGGCATTGTAATACTTCCAACTTCTGTTGCAGGTGGAGTACTAACGTCTACTGCATTGCCGGAAGCATCAACAGATGTATTAGGAGAAGAAACATTTTGATTTAATTGCGTTGCTACTTCTGTTGGAGCTTTTGTGCCAGTTGCTGAATCAATCCAATCGCCAGCGTTATTCATTACATAACGTCCAGCTATCATGCCAGCTATAGCGCCGCCAGTTTGAGCAAGCCCTGATGTTTGTTTATCTTTTGCTTCTTGACGTTGACGCTCTTGAGGTGTTTGACCACCACCAAAACGCTGGTCAACAAGCTGCATAGCTTGAACTTTTGGCATACCTTGCGACACAAGATAGTAATAATAAGCCTTGGGATCTCTTCGTGTAATGTCTGGCTCTTGTCCGTTCATATCCATGTTCCAAATACAGCTACGCCACTTCTAGCAAACAACTCGCCCCTATTTAATGTGCCAGCATAGAGAATCTTGCTTGGATTATCTCTGCTAAACTCTTCATGTAATTGCTGATCAAACTTTGGCACAATAGTAGAAAGGCCATGCAGTTGAGCAAACAACTCTTTGACGCCTTGCTCTACTAAGCTCTCGTTAAACAAACTAACATCGGTATTAGCTAAAAATCTTTGATATGGGCCAGAGTAATAAACCCAAGTAACACCGCCATCGGATGCAGATCCTGATGTATGAGTTGGGGCAGTTGCGCCAGTAGTACCGCCAGCAGTGGTAACGTAGTAATTACCGTTATTAAACGTGTAGCTGTTTGCGGTATATACTTGTCCTTGTTCCCATTGCTGTGGCCTTACCGACCTATCAGCAATGTACTCAAAGATAAGAATATTACCGTTATTAGTAGCGCTTGGAGTTGGATAAATAAGCAACTGATTGTTGCTAATGCCACGAATTTGAAATCGCTGATAAACAGTAGTAGTTAAGCCAAATCCAATGGCTTCTGCATACTCTTGTTCGCTCATTGGCCCAATAACACGCCACCTTGTGCTTGAATTCCAAAAGGTACTGTATTGATACCAAGAGAAGGCGGCAGGGAGCGCATAAGTTCCCTGACCGCCTACTAAGGTAATACTTCCTGATGCGTAACATTTAGGCCATGGGTATGCTTCAAAGATGTCTTTATTGACTCTTTGAGTCATGGCCAACAATTGTTTCGTAGTAACTTCAGTTGAGGAGATAACGTTGGATTCAACCGTATATCCACATTCTTGCGCTACATTAGAAACAATTGTCGCTAAACTCATACCTTCCTTGGTCTACCCCGTCTAGCCGGAGCTACGTCATCAGCTACATCTAGATCGTCAACAACCGGAGCAGATTGGATCACCTCCTTTCTCATGCCACGCAAGTCAGTGCCTTCGTTTGCTTCAATGCGTTGCAACAAAAGCTCTACTTTTTCTTCCAGCATTTTTCTTCGTGTTGATTCGTTCTCAAGTTGTTGCTTGAGCGTAACAACATCGTGCTGTGAAGATTTAGCGGCTTCAAGCCAATCTGCTGCAAGTTTTACAAACTTGCTCAACGGACCTATTTTTCGCTTAATTTCATCATTAGCAGTAGCAAGCTGCTCTACGGTTCTAAACCCTAAGTAATGCAACTCTCGCATAGCGGAAGCAGTCATAGGTGGCCACTCTTGTAATGGAGTCCCGCTCTCTACTGGCTGGTTCCCCGCTTGGAATGCTGCATATAGCTCTGGATATTCTGTAATGTCTTGTGGCTCAATCTTTCTTACTGTCTCATCTCCACCAGGCCACTGAATTGAGATGGAAGGAATTTCATCAAATATAGGACGACCTTCTTGCATAGTTCTCATACGGTTCTCATTAACCGCATTAAAGAATTTTACATTAGCGCCGCTATAGCGTTTCTTTGGTTGGGATTGCCCATTCATAATGGACTGCCAATCTATTTGTGCCATATTTCTCCTTTGTTAATAGGCATTGTTGCCTATGTAACTTATAGCACTATCCCTCAATTACAAGTAACTCCTCTAATGCGCCACCACTAGCTTGATAAACAGTAATTGCGCCAGTTGGAACAAAATCAAAATAATTGGTATATACACTCCCCGATCCAAAGGGGAGCACTGGATTTGCTGCCGTTGCAGTAGTTCCTGTTATAGTTGCTCCAGTCAAACTCAAACCAAAATCATTTGAGCCTAAATTTGCGATAAAAATAAATCGTCTAAAAGGATTGGCAGGTACAAGTTCAAAACTTGTAGCGTCGGGAACTGATGGAATAGTTTGCGTAACTGCGCCGCCGTATGATGTCATAAAGCCTCAAAAAAAGGGGGGACTAGCCCCCCGTTGTTAATTAAGTTTCTCTTGAAAGAGCGTAAATTAACCAGTTAGTTGCGCTTTGCCGAAATGCAATGTTTCCAATTGTATTTTGACAAGTAACAGCCGCCCCAGCAGTACCACCATTTAACGTACCCGAAGCATCTATTGGAAATACGTTCAAAGTGTTAGCACCGTTATTTTGTATTAAAACAAACTGACCAATTGGAACATCAGGCAATTTTACCCCTGTCCCTGAACCTACGGTGCTTAACACATTTATTAAGCTAGTAAGCTGCAAAGCAGTTGCAAGATTTGTTCCAGTAGCAGTCAATCCTGCGCTAACACTTTTTGTTGGACCCGAAGAAATTGTCTGCGTATTTAATGCAGACGCTTGCTCCGGTGGCATTCCTAACCCAATCAAATCTGTCACAAGTGACATATAATCTCCTTCCTCTTACAATTACGTTGCCTTTGTAAACAGATGGTAAAAAAAGGACGTACCATTTGAAACAACAACAAAACAGTTAGTATCAGCGTCATTATCTTTTACGATTCCGACAAAACCAGTACCAACCGCAGAGGGAGAACCAAACGAAGTGGTTAGCTCTGCCGCTGTTGGAGTTGTGTTATTTACATTGTTAATTGCCATTTTGGTGCGAATACCGCCAGCAGTAGCAACAACAGCATTAGTGCTAGTAACGGTCGTAAACGTACCGTTAGACACCTCTGATGCTTGCTCCGGTGGCATCCCCAAACCAATAAGATTTGTAATGCTGGGCATAAGACCTCATAAAATGCGGGAGCTAAACAAGCCTCCCGCCAATTTAATTAAGCGTTAAGTCTAATTGTATCAACTGAATACAACTCTACAGCAGCCGCTGGAGTTGTTGTTACAGTTGTAACTACATTAACAAACTTAACTGCTGGAGCTGTCGAATCATCATCAGCAACACCCGCTGAAGTGGTCGTGTAAATGGCAGCGCCACCAACACATCCAGCAGCAACTTTGCCTTTGATTCCAGTTCCAACTCCTCCGCCAGCCGTTCCACCAACCCATACCCAAAGGTATTCGTTGTCGAGAGCAGCAACTTGAGCAGCTCCACCTTGAATGAGAACTGTCCCATCGTTGGTCTGAGTTACCGAAGATGCCTGACCAGCAGCAGTAATGATAACCCAATCATACTGGCTGATAGCTCCGTCAGCTTGAACGAATAGAAAGTTACCTTCTGGGCAACTTCCAAGATCCATCAACTTTGCTGGCAAAGAAGGAACCGTCGAAGAATCGAAACTCCTCTTGTAATTAACTCCAAATGATCCTGAACTTGACATATTCTATTCCTCCCTAATTAAGCGTAAATAACAGCTTGTAGAGCCGGAGCAGAACAGCACAAGTTTCCTTCAACGATAATAACCGTGAAGAAAGCGTCCTGATCAACTGGGCGAGCCATCTCTGGTGCGAGCGGCTTAAAGTCAGCCCCACGAACCATGTCCATCGTCCAATACTTCGTATTGAGAAGGCGGCACGAGTTCGTCTCAAGAACCGACGAACCATAACCACCATCAAATACGAAATCGCATCCGTCGTAGCTGAGCACACGGAAACCAGCAACAGCCTTCTTCGTAGGAAGCTGAATGCGCTGGATAGCTGTGAGCGAACTGTGAAGGTACTTCCAAGCTGTACGGTCCATAAGACCCAAATCTGGCTGCTCATCGCCTCGAACAATCTGGCTGATAGTATCAGTGATTGTCTCTTGGACGTTTGAAGCTGACAGAGTTGTGTTTACAGCAAGGTTTCGTGCCCAAAGGTTTGTACCACGATCAATCTGACCGTAAGTGCCGGAACCAGGAGAAGTCGAAACTGCCTTCTTGATACCGTCAAACTCAAGACCACCCGAACCTGTTCCATCACCACGAAGCGATGTAGAAACAGTATTCTTGAGGCGAGCAATAGCTGCCTTCATCTTCATCTCAGCCAAATCAATCAACTGAGCCTGATCACGGTTAGCACGACGCTCACGACCCGAAATTGCAACAGGCTCATAAACCTGCTTAATTCCAAATCGGAAAGCCGTAGCATCATCGATTGCATCTAGGTTGAACGAAGAAAATCCTGAGTAGAATCCACCTTGAGCAGCATCATTATACATGATGGGCTTTCGAAGTTCATATCCACCAGAAAACTTACGAATAAGACCCTGATCGTCAAGCGAAGCCAAAAGCGGGTTGTGATGTAAAATCTCATCCGCAATAGCATCCGACTGATCGAAAAGGGTTGTGACAATTGCCTCTTCT